TGAACTGTTTGTTTTGTCTTGTGCCGAAGCAACAAATATCATTGGGACTGTGCCCGGTTCTGCTGGTGTGTAGAAACTTTCGTCTATTACACTAACCTGTACTCCTGGTGAAACTAATGCCATCTTTTTTATCTCCTATTAAAGTGTAAAACTTTATTATTGCTAGTATTTATGACAATATGTCAAATCAAGCCGTATTAAGGTTTATAAAAAAGGGGTTGAAAAGGGCAGGTAAATACAGTTGTATGAGACCGTTATGTACAAAATGTAGTCAAAGACCTTCCGCTGTGAACTATAAAAAAGGCAACAAGACCTATTATAGAAAGCAGTGTGAAATGTGTTTGAAGTATGGAGGTCCTAGTGGATATCATCCCAAGTGGTATGTTGCCGGATATAGAGTTAAAACAAAATGTGACAAATGTGGACATTCAAGCAAGTATAAACAGCATTTCAATGTGTTTCATGTGGACAGCAATCTTAATAATTGCAAATTTAACAATCTAAAAACAGTGTGTGCTAACTGCCAAAGATCTTTGCACCTTGAAGGGATCCTTTGGCAACAAGGCGATCTTGTACCTGATTTTTAAGTTCAGCAATGGTGCTGTTGTTGGATAATTCTGCATCAAAATCTGTGTTTGCCCATGCCCATTCAGATGGATGTACATCTTTGGGAGTTTTTCCAATATCTTGATACATTCTGAACCATACAGGAATTTGACCTCTTTTTACCCACCACACTTCCCCATCAATTTCTTTAATCATATTGGCTTCATTGTCAAACCGCACATCTGGTATTACCCAGTTGGTGCCTGGATTGTCTAAAATTTTCTTTTTTGCTAGGCTTACCCATACGCCATCATAAAATCCATCACGCATACATTCTGTGCCAAACACTTGAAGCACATGTCTTGGTGTGATATCTTTGCCCATTTCTTTGCTCCAGAACTTGTCTGTTTGTTCTCTCCAGGCCCTGCTTTCATCGGTTTTTCCATCCAACAGTTGTCTGTCCCAATCAAACATTTCAGCCACACTGTCTTTCAATTTGTCAGCAAATGATAATTTTTCAAAGTTGTTTTCTTTTACTAAAAAGTCAGCGATGGTGTCTTTGCCCGAACCTATCAGTCCGCATATTCCTATAATCATAATTGTAATTGTTTAGTGCCTGTTCCTAGTTTTCCTCTGGCAAAGCAATTGAATGCCAAACTCCATCTCACATTGTCTGACTCTTGTGGAGGTACTGTGTGTTCCAGCCAAGAAGGAAAAATGTACAAATCTCCTGTTTTAGGTTTAAGACCATAAAAGTCTAAATTGTATTGGTTATTATTTTTATTCTTAAAAGTTGGTTTCACTGTTTCATGAAAAAGATTTGTGTAAAAATAAGGCTTATTAAATATAATTGGAGCAGATGTATCATCGCTTTCGATATAATACACACCGCTTATCATTGAGTTTGGATGCGAATGTTGATGATTTAAATCTTCTTTTGCGTACTTGTTAACCCAACTTGTGGTCAATTCAAACTGTTGTTCAATGTCTAACACATCGCTGGTAAAATGATTCACTGCTTGTAAAATTTGCTGTTTAAAATTTTTTACTTGAGGCTGATTCAAAACGTTCATACCTGCATTTTCCGGATCTTCGTTTTCTGATTCGTACAGTCCGACACTTTGTGGAGGAAAATTTAAATTTTTTATCCATGATTCTTCGATAGGGTCTAGAGGATTCAGCACAGTTTTGTATAATGGAACTGAAAATAAAGGAGTAATCTGATGTTTCATATAGTGTATATTACTATATGTTTAGTTGATTGTCAACTAGGATTTAACCAATTGCGAATGAATATCCTTGACCGCCACCTGTTTGTGTTTTGACTTCTATTTCAAGTCTTTCCATTTCTGCTAAGGCTTCTTGTTTTAAGGCATCACCATTTAGTGATGTTCCGCCTTGTGGACCTGCTATTGTGTTGAATTTGCTTCTGGCTTCTCCCAGCATGTATTTGCATTTGGCAAGTGTGTAATCTTTTAACCATTTTTTTGCCAAATAATCTTTTAATAATTCTGAATCTGGTCTGTAATTGTAAGCCTCTAATAAAACTTCTTCACCCTGTCTTGGTCTTTGAAGTATTGTTAAATTTTTGGTTGTTGTGTTCCATTTAAATTCTATGAAAGAACCAAACATTCTTCCAACCAATTCTTGATATTGAGCAAACATGTTGTAAGTTGCTACACCACCCATGTTGGAACTTGCCAACAGATAAGTGTTTGTGTATGCCATATTGAATGGTTCAAACAATGTACCACCATCACCACCACCTGATCTTGATCCTATTGATCTTCTGTAGATTTGTCTCACTTCTATCACTTCATTTGGAAGTGTATAATCGTTTTGATCCTTCACTAAAGGCAGAAACATATAACTTTCTTCAACAGAATTATCAGATCTCTGGCGAAATCTGTCTAATGCGTCAGTTAATGCTGTTTCATAGTGTATAGGGTCTAATTCTACGTCTACCATACCGCCACCTAGGCTAGTGTGAACGTAGTCAAATACTTCTTGTTTTTGTGTGCTTAAATCACTCATACAGTTTTCCTTATACATATTTATCGTCCGATAAATATATGTGTATGCCAAGATTAAGTCTTTATAAACCCGAAAAAGGGAACGATTACCAATTCTTAGATAAAACAGTGGTAGAGATGTTCACTGTGGGTGGAACTGATGTATTTGTACACAAATACCTAGGACCTAAAAATCCTGATGAAGCAGATGCCACTCCAGCAGAGCCTAGATATGATGCTGTCAAAGAAACCAACATACAAGACATGTTGTTCCTTGAAAACAGAGACAGAAAATACAGTCAAGATGTGTACAGTTTAAGAGGCATATACAATGTGCAAGATATTGATTTTGACATGAGTCAATTTGGACTATTTTTACAGAATGACACATTGTTTATGACCATTCCAATCACCAGCAGTGTTAAAACATTGGGCAGAAAAGTTATGCCAGGTGATGTGTTTGAATTACCTCATTTGAAAGATGAATATGCACTGAATGATTTCAGTGTGGCACTTAAAAGATTTTATGTTGTGGAAGATGTCAGCAGAGCGGCAGAAGGATTTTCACAAACTTGGTATCCACACCTATATAGAGTTAAACTAAAACAAATATACGACTCACAAGAGTTTAAAGAAATATTAAACAAAGACGCCGGAGCAGGCGATGGTAAGACATTAAGAGATGTACTTTCTACATATGAACAAGAAATGCAAATTAACAATGCTGTGGTTCAACAAGCAGAAGCAGATTCACCTAAGTCGGGTTACGACATAGCACATTTTTATACACTACAAGTAGATGATAACGGAAAACCTGAACTAGTTACTACAGATACAACACAACTAGATGCAACCACACAAAACACATTAGCAGACAGAGTAACTCAAACTCCTAGCAAAGAAGGATATGATGGATATATTCTTGGAGACGGTATTGCACCCAACGGCGAACAGTTTGGCTTTGGTATTAGTTTTCCAGCAACATCTGATAAAGGTGATTATTTTTTAAGAACAGATTTCTTGCCCAATAGATTATTCAGAAGAGACAATAGTCGTTGGGTAAAAATGGAAGACAACATACGTATGACACTAACTAACACTGACACACGAAGTACACAAAAAGGTACGTTTGTTAACAATACTAAAACTTCAACGATTGCTGGTGAATCAGTTACTGAAAGACAAAGTTTATCAAAAGCACTCAGACCAAAGGCGGATAATTAATGCAATTTTTTTACGACGGACAGATTAGAAGATATATTACTCAAATAATTAGACTGATGAGTAATTTTTCATACAAAGATGGAGATGGTGGATTAAAAACTATTCCTGTTATGTATGGAGATATTTCAAGACAAGTTGCACACATTATAAGAGATAATTCAGAAAATAAATTACCGTCTGTGCCTAGAATGGGTGTGTATGTTACTGGTTTAGAAATGGATAGAACTCGTTTAGCAGATTCTAGTTTTGTTAGTAAAGTTCATGTTAGAGAAAGAGCATATGATAGTGCTGGTAAAGAATATTTAAATGAACAAGGTAAAAATGTCACGGTGGAACGATTAATGCCCACACCATACACATTAACATTGAATGCTGATATTTGGACATCAAACACAGAACAAAAATTACAAATAATGGAACAAATAATGATGTTGTTTAATCCATCTCTTGAAATACAAACCACAGACAACTATGTTGACTGGACAAGTTTGAGTGTAGTAGAATTATCTCAAATTAATTTTTCATCTAGAACTATTCCATTAGGAACAGAAACAGAAGTTGATGTTGCTACTTTAGGTTTTACAACACCTATATATATTTCACCTCCAACAAAAGTAAAAAAATTAGGAGTAATCACACACATTATTACAAGTATATTCAATGAGCAAACAGGAAATATAGATTTAAGTCAAACTATGCCTGAACTAAAAGCATATCAAGATGGATATGAAAACAGTATCAAGTTAGACGACAAAGGAAGAGCCGTAAGAAAAGACACAGACTCAGTGCAAGGAACAACAGGTATAGATCAAACCATCTATGTGTTAAACAGTGTTGCTCAAATTATTACTAAAGGTGTTATAGGCGGAGAAGTATGGACAGGTAATGTTTTAACTATACCAAACTATAAAAACGGATTAAGTAAAATTTATTTGAATAGAGAAGGTATTGATGCCCAAGTAGTTGGAACAGTTGCAGTCAATGAAGCAAATCCATTCCAACTTTTAATTAATTGGGACGAAGATACAATCCCAACGGACACTGTAATTGTTGGTCCAATCACAACAAGTGGATCAGTTGACTTTATAGTAGACCCTACAAAATTTGATCCATCAACTGTCAAACAGAATGGAAAAAGATTATTGTTGTTAAAAGGTATTGGTGATTCTGATAATGAAGATGGTGCCGATGCTTGGAAAGGTGACAGCAATATAGATTTAGTTGCAGGTGCAAATGACATTATAGAATGGAACGGCACAAATTGGGAAGTTATTTTTGATGCCAGCACAACCACAGATCTCACACACGTTACCAATTTGAACACCGGCGTTCAGTACAAATGGAA